CGCTCCGGAGAACGAGGAATGTTCTCTAGAGTCGCAAGTCAAAAGCAAGCTGCAAAGAACGAGCGACGAGATGCTACCTATGATTTTGGAACTAATCCATGCTCAGAGATCATCCTCAGGCCCTACCAGTTCTGTAATCTATCGGAAGTTGTTGTCAGGGCAGGAGATACGTTGTCAGACCTTAAACGAAAAGTTCGTGTTGCGGCTATCCTTGGGTCTCTTCAGGCTACGCTAACCGACTTCCGCTACTTACGTAAGGTGTGGCAGAAGAATACAGAAGAAGAAGCACTACTAGGTGTATCACTAACAGGCATCATGGATCACGCTGTGTTGTCAGGGAGGGAAGACCGTGAAAAACTTAAGGAGTGGCTCATTGTTCTCAAAGAGGAGGCGATTAGTACTAATGCGGAATGGTCTAGCAAGCTTGGTATTAATCTTAGCACTGCCATTACTGCTGTTAAACCTTCCGGTACTGTTAGTCAGTTGGTTGATTCTGCTTCTGGCATCCACCCTAGATATGCAGATCAATACATTAGACGAGTTAGAGCAGATGCAAGAGACCCCCTCTGTCAAGTCCTAGAAGCCGCTGGAGTGCCCGTAGAGGACGACGTAATGTCACCCACTACCAAGGTATTCTCCTTCCCCATAAAGTCGCCTGAGGGGGCTGTGGTGGCCTCTGAGATGGGTGCTATGGAGCAACTTGAGCTTTGGGAGATCTATCAGGACTTCTGGTGTGAACATAAGCCGTCAATGACGTGTTACTACCGTGACGACGAGTTCCTTGAGGTGGGTCAGTGGTTGTACAACAAGTTCGACAAGATCAGTGGCGTAAGCTTCCTGCCTTACTCAGAGCATACGTACCAACAGGCTCCTTATGAACCTATTGATCTAGAGACGTTTGAGAAGTTGAAGGAGGAGTTTCCTGAGACCATCGACTGGAACATCTCTGAGAACTCTGACATGACTGAAGGGTCACAACAGTTGGCTTGTACAGGTAATAACTGCGAGTTGTAAACAAAAGGGGGCCTTAGTGCCCCCGTTCTTTCAAGGTGTGTTTATGAACATTAAACGTGATATTGAGATACGCATAAGAGTACTTGAGAACAAACTACAGAAGTCTATCCCCGCAGCCCGAAATAACGAGATACGGGGAGAGATCATGGGGTTGAAGTGGGTGCTAGAGCGTCTCTAGTGCCTTCTTCTTTTTTGTCTTTTTCTTCTCTTTCGTACTGCTCTTCTAAAGTTTGCACTGACTCCCTAATTGCAGAATAAAAGACGCCTTTTTCTTTTGCCCATCTAGCTTGCTCGCTTTTGCTTGCTGTTTTCATCTTTTTGTTTATTTGCTCAAAGATGTCTCGCATAGCGTAAGTAAATCTTGCTTTTCCTTTTGCGGCGTACCTTGTCTTTGCCAAATTTCCAATTACTGCAAAAGGAGCACGAACAACAGACAGCCCCAGCGCTACAGGAACATTATACGCCATAGAAAACGCTGTCCTTCCTTTTAATACGTCGAAGCCTACCCACTGAAGATATCTACCAACGGCTGTTTCTGCGGTTTGTTTTGCTTTCCTGTAAAACTCCGGCTTTACTTCCAAAAGTCTGCTCATTCTTTTTAAAAGTTCTGGAGACTCCGGGACGTTTATCGCTATAGCTTCGTTGGAAGACTCTCTTATAAGACGACCAATAATTCCTTTTAAGGAAGCATCACTTTCACCTAACTTAACTCCTTCTGACGTTTCTAGCCAGTGGTCAAAATCTTTTCTGGCTTCCCTTAGCCCTACTGCCGTTCTGCCTCTTTCTGAAACAAATGCCTCAAATTGAGTAAAATACTGGTCTATTAAGCGTTTAGCTTGTTTTCTGTTTGTAAAAGCTTTTGGATACCTTTGAGCAGAAACCTTTAGTTTTTCTTGCATGATTCCTCTAAAAGTTTCTGGGTTCACTTCAAAAAGAGCATCAGAAGCTTTAGACATTTTTATTAAAACTTCTTCTAAAGCATCTAATTGATCTTTTAGCTGAACATGAGCATCAATAGAGTTCATGTTCCCAGTAATGCCCGCTTGTTTTAATTCGTCAACAATTTTTAATTCTTTTTCAGTAACAAGCTGTTTGTTGCGGCCAAAAGGAAAAGAAGACTTTGTTGTTCTATCCATTTGGGCTTCTGTTTTTTCTCCCGTATTAAACGCCATGTTCCACAAATCTTTATCTTCTCCAGCCAACGGCCTATCTACACGACGCATGCCTATTTTATCAAGAGTAAAAGGCTCTTTAGGCGGAGGTAGTCCGTCTCCTGTAGGAGCGTCTAAGATGCTTTTTTTAAATTTTGTAAATACGCCTGCTCCTGTAAGGTCAGCAATAGACCTTAAATTAGCCGCTTCGTTGGGATACTTTTCTTGAAAGGCACTTAAAGCTTCCCCGCCTTTTTCTAAAGCAATTGCAAAAGCCTCCCCTGCTTCGGTATTCATAAAATCAGCGACGTACTGCAAAGCCTTTTGTTGTTGTTCATCTGTTGCTACAACACCAACGGCTTTTTCAGCGCCAAACACAAGGGCCTCCCCCGCAGAATCAAATAAAAGAGACACAGGTTCTGCCAACACTTGAACAGTAACTGAACCTAAATCTGTTCCAGATGATGGATCAACAGGGGCCATCAACTTTTCAGGATCTGTCGTAAAAGTACTGCTTAAAGTTTCTGAAACTCTTTCTTGGATTCCAGATAAACGCTCCCCTGATCTTTCTAAAGGCCTTGAAAAAACACGGTCAAAAAACGAAGGCTTATCTTTAGATCCGCCCTGTACAGTGTTTACGTGCGGGTTTTGTTCGAAGGCTTTGTTGAAAAGATCATCCAAAGACTCTTCTTCAGTATCTTGTTGTTTAGCCTCCTTTTCTCCTTTAACAATTGCATCCATAGAAGGAGGCATAGAAGAATCTACAGGCTCTTTTTTAGTTACGTCATACGCCGTGTCAAATAAATCTAGCAGTTCTTGCTGGTCGTTAGCCATTATTATTCCCCTGAAGACAAAGGTTTAAATGTAGCGGTAGTTCTGTCGTAAACAAACTTCCTTCCTGTTCCGGGTTCTTGATAAAAAACAACAGTTTCGTTTTTCTTGTTTAAAACAGACCGATATCCTAGTTTAGCGTAGTTATCAGAGTTCCAGTTAACAGCTTCGGTTAGGTCACGACCCTGTGCCATAATAAGCATGGTATTTAGATGTTTTTTAATGTTCTTTAACGCTTCTCTTTGAGCTTCTTCTGACCTTGAGGTATTTAAAGTTTCAATAGAGTTTTGAAGAGCCGTTAATTCAAGGTTTGAAACAGCACCTAAGCCTGTACTTCCCCCTCCTAACTGCTTGAGTACTCTTATATTGTCTAATCCTAAGAAGTTTTTAATTTGCTGGTACTCCGCTTCTACATCTAAAGCAGCCGCTTCGTAACCAAGCGCTTCAACACCACCTATGTTTCTAGTAAGTTGAGCGCCTAAGCCAGACGGCAGGTCGTCCCTCAACAACAAATTATCAAGTTTTCCGATGTTGTGAATTAACTTAGGAATTGCTTCTGTTCTTGCTCTTGCTTCTTCTTGAGTTTCGTTGCCTCTAGGGGTCACTTCTATACGCCCCACCACTTTGTTGTCCGTCAACAAAAGCAATGTTTCGTTACCGTCAGCGTCCTTAATAGTTTGTTGATCGTACTCAACCTCAGTCGTATCAGGCTTAAACCCTCTTTCTGCGATTGTGGTTCCTTCTGCATCCACTAAAGCCATTCCAGCGTTCATTTGGTACAGCGCAGGGTTTAAGTAAGCCAGAAGCTCTTCTCTGCCTGCGTTTTCCATTGCAGTCCTTTTAAAAGGGTCTCTTGCTTTTGTCGCTTTAGCAACGGCAGCAGCCCTTAAATTTTTAAGCTGGTCTATTTCACGAAGTCTTTTTTCTTCGTCTTGCACTCTTTGTGACGCTGCTGTTAACTGCTCTAAAGTACCACCAGTAGCTACAAAGTCCTGAGCGTATTCTGGAGTAATACCTTCCGAAGTACTAGCTTGAGTCAACAAACCACCAAGCCTAGCTCGTTGAGCAGCCTGTTCTCCACGCTTGCGTGAAGCATCAGCAAACTGTTGTGCTTCTTGAGTATAACCGATACCTTGTAACTCTTGAGCAACACCAGAGAGCGCAACGGGATCGGGCTCTGCCGAAGCTAAAAGTGCCTGACCTCTTTTCATAATTTCGTTAAACTTGTCTTGCTTTTTTTTAGCCTTCATTTGACCGGGGATTCCACCAATAGCTTCACCCACGGAAAACATCCCTCGTCCAAAAGAAGGCGACGAAAGCCCCTGAAGTATATTTGATGATATTTGTGCCATGATTTAATCCTTTATGTTAACTGAACAGACCAGCAGCAGCCTTTGAAACTAAGCCCGAACCTACGTTACCTATAATGTCTGCTTGGCCCATACCAGCCGAAAGTAGTGCATTAATTGCTGAAGCATAGGTTTCACCGTAAGTCTGTGCTTGTTCAGACAACGCTTGTCGTTGACGTTCTGCTGTTGTCATTCCGGGCTGTAACGCAGCCAGTAACTGACCTTGTGGCAAGTAAGATGCCTCTAGCATTCCTGCACCAAGTTTTGCTTGTCTGTCTTGGTCAGCCCTTGCAAACTCCATGGCACGTAGAATGTCTTCAGACTCTCTTTGTTGCTCTGCCTTAGCTATTGCTAACTGCTCAGGAGTTCCGCCAAACATTGCCGTACGTGTACCTAAGCGTCCCTGAGCAGCTAAACGTTGCTCTAGTTCTGCTCTGGCCTGTTCTTCGGCAGGTGCCCTAAGTTCACGCATACGGCCCAAAACGTCCTGCTCAAGTTCTTCAGAAGGTGTCGCTGCCTGTCCGTAAAAGCTTGTAGCTTGCTTAAGAAGCTCTTGTTGAAGAGCCTGTTCGTCAGGAGACATGTCTAGTTGGTAAGTCGTTTGGCCTGTAGTAGGGTCTGTAGTCATGCCAAACTGTCCACCAGTAGCTGTAGTAACAGTGTAAGGCTGAAACTCCAGCATTCCTGTTAACTCGCCAGCAAGACCCGGTGTAAACTCTCCAGTGTCGGGGTCAGTGTACCCTTCTCCAAAGCGTTGAAAAGCCTCTCTTCCTAGTTTGCCAAGGTCTTCATACGATTCCGACAGAAGACCGGCTCCTCCGCCTAAACCTAAAAGCGCTAAAAAGTCTGGATCCATTAGTAAGTACCTCCGTCAATTGTTCCTGTAGACAGTGTACCTGTAAACGTCAGCGCAGGAATTGTTACTGTCCCTGTAAATGTTGGTGATGCTATGTCTGCCTTAGTAGCGATAGCGTTAGAAATTGCATCAAACTCCGTTTCAAATTCAGAGCCACGAATGATTTTACCGCTGTCTCCAGAAGGTAGACTGTCCTTAGCGGCAAAGTCAGTAGTTTTACTATAGTTGCTCATAGTACTTTACCTTTTAAAACTAATACGTTAATTTCTTGAAGAGACAAAGCAAAACCATTAATATCTGCCTCCAAACCTATGTTGATAACTCCGCCACCGCCGGTAGCGTTGACTGCCCTACGTGACGTTAGTTCACCGCCCGTAAACTCCCCTACAGTAAATTCGTCCGCACTATAGAAAGCAGGTTGCTGGTTACCTACAGTAAATTCTGCAGTTCTGTAGGCTGTGTCAAAGTCATAAGCCCACTTAAGAAATACTGTGGCACTGTTAGCGCCTACCAAAGTTGGCCTAATCTTCTTGACTCTTTTTAACAGCGAAGGGTCACCAAATGTCAAACCCGGACTGTAGTACTTAAAACGGTACTTAGTTCCGTTGTCGCTGTAACCACTGTACTCACTAATACCTTCCGTAGTGCCTATGTACAACTTACCATTCTCAAGTCTACCATAGGACGTGAACCCTGTGCCGGGCCAACGAGTTACACGGTAAGAACCGTTTTCTAATGTGCCTCTTACGTCAAAACAATAAGTTACGTTTTGATTTACAAAAGTTAGCAAATAAAAACCTTCTTCAGGACTGTAGACAGACCGGTAAAAACTAGTTTCGTTTTGCAACAAGCTAATAATGTCTTTAGTAATACTGCTTGACAAGTTAGCCATAGGCATTGACTTTTCTTGTATTGTTCTACCGAAGCTCTTAAGACCGGTATGTGACAAGAACAATACGTCAGTACCTGTGTGCTGTACAGTGTCACGATCAACGCAACCAACACCTGCTACAGTATCTGACAAGGCCATTGTAGCTGGAGTTTCGGCACCCTCGTAAACAACAATGCTGTGCTTGCCAAAAATAATCAACAGTCCGTTGTGTGCTGCTAACGATACAATCTCGTCGTAACCGTCAGGCCATACCTTGGATATGTCAATAGACCCGCTAGTGCCGCCGGACCAGTCATGACCTATCAAAAGATCAGACCAGTAGACGGTAGACTTGTCAGCACCAAAGTCTGCTGTCCATAGCCTGCCATACGCCGCTAGGACTTCGTTACCGTACATGGCGCTAGTAACTCCAGCAGCCCCAGAAACAGCACTAAGCTTAATTACAGAGCCTCCTGCGTTATCGTACACAAGGGGTTCATGGCTACGTTGGAAGAAGTATATTTTGTCGTTAAAGTTGACCATCTTCCAGTTGTCTGCAGAAATGGTGTAACTACCGGGAGTCTCGTCAGCCAACGTCGTTGTACCGCTAAGAATCTTGTTGTTACCTACAGAAAAAACTTTAGTGTTGCCAGCGTCGTCTTTAAACTCTTTGATTGCTCTAAGAGTTGCCGTGCCTAATGCAGTTTTGTTTGTTGTAATAACATCATGGCCTTTACGTGTTGCAATACGGCCACGTTTGTCAATTACAGCGTTATCTGCTATTTCAGCAAACGACGGGTCTTGCTGCAGCGGAGAATCTTCTGTATTGATCCCTTTAAAGGCAGGCGCAACCAAATTTATACTGTTAAGTTTTTGTGCCATATTTTACCTCAAGGGGTATAAAAGATTACTTCTTCTGGATGCTTTTGAGCGTCTAAAGCAATAGCGTCAGACATATAATTCTCAGCAACTTTAAAGTACTCAGGAGCAGACGTGCCTCCTGTTTCTCCACGTTCACGGGCTAGTAAAGCAACAGCCAAGTGTATTACCGGCATGCTAGGTATTGTTAGCCTGTCGTCATCGACAGTCAAATCACCTGTTCTTTTAACACAGTTAAAGCGAATGGTGTACTCTTTTTCTGGAGTAGGGTAAATGTCTATTTGCGTATCGCCATTACTGTCAACACCGTTGTACGTATAACACGTAGGAGCGCTTTTGCGTGGATCAGATATTAAGTAAGCTTCATCAAAAAAAGTAGCTGTTTTGTATTCCATAAACAAATTAGCTGTATCATTGATTACGTTAAGCGCTTTAATTCTGTTCTGGCTGCCTGTTAAAACGTAATTAAAAACGTCAGCAGTAGTAGTAATTGTTAAGGTAGTCCTAAGTGCTGACCAGTCCCAAGAATCCTCTACAATTCTTTTAGCGTCATTAATAAAGTCACCAACCATTTTAGAGTACGTAGATTCATTAACCGTACTTACTTCGTCTTCACGCATCCGACGTAGTACGCCATTCATTAAGTTTAAGTATGTCATACGTCAAACATTCCTTTCTTTTGGGCACTGTTTTGTACCAAAGATTGTGTTACTTCTGTTTCAATAAAGTTATTAAGCACGTTAATAGCTCTGGTTGGGGCACGGTACTCTACAGCAGTAAACGGTTGTCTTGCCCAGTCTACATTGCCTGATAGCATTCCTGAGCGTCCGCCGCCTCCGCCACCACCACCACCGCCTGCTGCTGGCTCTGGTTCTACCTCTGGTTCTACCTCAGGTTCTGGCTCTGGTTCAGGCTGAGGTTCGGGCTGAGGTTCGGGTTCCGGTTCAGGAGTTATAATTACTTCGCCCGGACATAGGCTTCCTTCATGGTCGCTAGGCCTTGACCCGTCCGAACATTCAGAGCATAGCGGCCAGTCGTCTGCACCGTTATCACATACTTGCTCTTCAGGGTCGTCTATAACAATGTCAGGACAATTAGTGCCTTGGTCATCTTGCTTTGGCGTTACACCGTCTTCGCATAAACCAAAATTAGGTTGCGGATCAAAACCCCCCGGTTCAACAACCTCTGTAGGAACGCAGACACCGTTTTGAATAATTCCTGCTCGCCCACCAGTTTCGCACGGGCTACCTTCTACACGTTCAGGAGGTATTACTGGCGAAGGCTCTGGTTCAGGTTCAGGCTGAGGTTGTGGCTCAGGTTCAGGATCTGAAGCAAGAAAACTAGCACACTCAACCGGGTTGGCTTCTGCATAGTCAGAGCTTTCACATGGATTTGTTGCAGCAAAACAATTACTTCCCTGTTTATCTGCCCTTGGAGTAAATCCGTCGGGGCACATACCAAAGTCATTACCACCCTCAACTACTTCGCCGTCTGTAAAATCAAAAGAACCATCATCGTCACCATCACCATCAGTATCACCCGGCTCTGGCTCTGGTTCAGGCTGAGGTTGTGGCTCAGGCTCAGGCTCAGGCTCCGGTTCTGGCTCTGGTTCTGGTTCTGGTTCAGGCTCTGGATCTTCAACGCAGTTACCGTCGGCATCATACGTGCCGTCTACTCCGCTAGGAGTTTTGCAGGGAGCGTCTTCTACGTAATCTGGTGGTGGATCTTCGCATTCTCCAGTTGCTTCATTACGTATTTGATCACCAGAACAGGGCGTTAATGTTTCTACACACTCGCCACCTTCGTTTACTTCGTAGCCAGATGCACAACCACCACATTTACTAGGCGTTCCTCGCTTAGTATCTTCTGGTATGTGTGTTCTGTTTTGATTTGCACACTCTTTTGTTGTTGGACCCTCAAGAACTATTGGAGCCTCTCTAATAAAATCACCGCACCTGCTAGGTGTACCAAGTTTAGCGTTTGCAGGAATGTAGATTCTATTTTGATCAGTACATTCTTCTTCTGTTGGGCCTTCAATTACTTCTGGAGCTTGTTTAATTGGCTCTCCGCACTCGCTAGGCGTTCCTCTCTTAGCGTCTGCCGGAATATGCTTTCTGCCCTGA